CGCTGGGCGTGGACCACATCACACACGCCACGCACCATGCCTGGGCCAAAGGCGGCGTGGAAAACGCCAACAACATTGTGGAGACCCAGTTCGAGAGCCGGCTGCGCGCCGAGCCCGTGAACACCGTAGCCGAGCTGAACGCCGCTGCCGAACGCTGGGCGCGCGACTACAACGCCAACGCGCTGATGCACCAGGACACGCGCATCCGGCGCGACAGCGGCGAACCTCTGGTGCGTGATGACCTGTGGGCGCGCATCCTGCAACATCCCGGCGCCCTGGTGGAAATGCCCGAGCCACATGTCTGCCGCTGGTTTCTTGCCGGCAAGCCGCAAACGCGCAAAGTGCGCAACTGCCGCATCAGCTTTGCGCATCCGCAGGTGGGCGGCAGCCAGGTCTACGACCTCACCCCCTGGGCGGCCGAGGTCTACAACGGCATGACCGTCATTGTGGAACCGTTGCTGCACGGTGACGGCGCGGTGCGCATGCAGATCCCCACAGCCGACTCACAAGCGCCGCGCTATATCGAAGTGCAGCCGCTGGCTGATTTTGACGACTACGGCCGGCCCATGGAGGCACCGGTAATCGGGGCCGAGTATCGCGTGCCGGAAACCACCGCCGCCGAGGCCGTGGGTGTGCAGCTGGCCGCCATGACCTGGGGCGCCGGAACCACGCGCGAGGAAGCCGAACGCAAGAAGGACCGCAATGAGCGCCCCTTTGCCAACCTGAACGACGGACGCGGCGCCGTGGCGCACAGCCACCTTGGCGCCGAGGATCTGCCCGCGCGGATGCTACCGGCCGCCACCCTAGCGGACACCGAGGCGCTGCGCCAGGCCGACGCCGCGCGCGCACTGCCACGCCACTTGAGCCTGTTTGAGATTGCGCACGCCCTGGCTGACCGCGGCGTGCCCATGACCCGGGAGCGCAACGCCCAAGTGCGCGCCTGGTACCCCGACGGCGCCAGCGAAGACGAGCTGGATGCCATAGCCCACCGCCTGTCCGTACGCGCAACGCTGCGTGTGGTGGGCGGTGACCACAGCAACTGAAGGAGAACGATATGGATGGATGCAACGTTACCGACAACCCGGTGACCGACGCCGCGCTCAAGCATGACTTGATTGCTCATGCGAGCCGCAGGAGCAACCCGACATGACCTCAAACAAAACGGCCCCGGACGTTGCACCGTCCGAGGCCACGCCCTCAGCAGAAGAAATTAACCAAAACCCAACCACAAAGGACAACGAGATGTTACTGCAATTCTCTCCAGTCACCAAGAAAGCGCTCGAGGCCTTTAACCTGCCGCGCAGCCCGTTCATCAACGACCTGGAAAGCCGAGACGACGTGTTCCAGTCACCCGGTACCCGTTACGCACGCGCCGCGTTGCTGGACGCTGCTCACAACCACGGCTTCCTGGCCTTGGTTGGCGAGAGCGGCGCCGGCAAGACCACGCTGGTGGCGGAACTGGAACAACGCCTCATCGACGAAGGCCGCGACGTGCTCATCATCAAGCCCTACGTGCTGGGCATGGAAGCCAACGACAGCAAGGGCAAGACGCTGCGCGCCACGCACATTGCCGAAGCCATTGCCTACGCGCTGGATCCGGGTCTGAAGATCAAGAGCAGCCCGGAGGCCCGCTTCAACCAGCTGCACCAGTTGCTGCGCGCCAGTCGCCGCGCCGGCCGCCGGCACCTGCTTGTGATTGATGAGGCGCACTGCATTCCGACGCCCACGCTCAAGCACCTGAAACGCTTCATCGAACTGACCGACGGCATGACCCGCCTGATCGGCGTGGCGCTCATTGCCCAGCCCGAACTGCGCCTGCTGCTGCACAGCCAGAACCCGGAAGTTCGTGAAGTGATGCAACGCTGCGAGATCGTTGAGCTGCCGCCGCTGGATGGCGACCTGGAAGCCTATTTGGAGCACAAGTTCCGGCGCTTTGGCCTGAAGCTGGAGCAGGTGTTTACCCCCGACGCGTTTGATGCGCTGCGTGCGCGCCTCATCTACACCCCCCGCGGTGCCAAGCGCGGCATCAGCACCTGCTACCCGCTTGCCGTGCACAACCTGGTCAGCCGCGCCATGAATGCAGCCGCGGCCGTGGGTTATCCGCAGGTGGACGCCCAGGTTGTGGCGGGCTGCTGAGGAGAGACACCATGCATATATTCCGCATCCGCATCTCCCGGCGCAAGGCCGCGCCCGTGAGCTTCACCGGGCTCTTTGCCGACAGCTTTGAGGCGCTGCTGCAAGCCCTGGCCGACTGGCCGGACGCCAGCGGCGTGAGCGTGATCTGCATCCGGCAAAGGACAGCGCAATGAATACCGAGCACTACAAGAGCGCGTCCGAGGCGCTGAGCGAAGTCACCCGCGCCATGCGCACGTATCCCACATGGCCCACCGATCCGCTGCACGCGCTGGCCGTGCTGGGCGAGGAATTCGGCGAGCTGACCAAGGCCATGCTGCAACTCACCTACGAACCGCACAGGACCAGCCCGGAACAGGTGCGCACCGAGGCCATCCAGACCGCCGCAATGGCGCTGCGCCTCATTGCCAGCCTCTCGGTCTACGAGTACCGGCCGAGCGCGCAGCATTCGCAGGCGCTGTACGCATCTGCCAGGCATGGAGGCAAGCGATGAATCCGACGCCCACAACCACCGACTGGCATCGCCACGGCAAGCTGCTGTGCAGCACCGACCCGGCGCGGCGCCTGGACTATTTCCCCTCCTGGGACACCGACGTCCGGCGCACGTTTGCACGGGCGCGGGCGGAACAGACAGCGGCACCGCGGGAGGCGTCCGCCGCGGCGGCACGCAAACGGCCCGAGGTCACTGCACCATGACCGACATCAGCTGCCCCAACTGCGGCGCGGAGATGGACCTCACAGTGCTGCTGTCCAGCGTGGAAGACCGCCGTGCGCTGGCCCGGCTGGCGGCGCTCAGCGTACCGCTCGGCGCGCGTGTGCTGCGCTACGTGCAACTGCACCGTCCGGCACGCCAGCGCCTCACGCTGCCCAAGCAGGTCAAGCTGCTGCTGCAGTTGCTGCCCGATCTGGAGCGCGAGGCCATTACCTGGAAGGGCCGCGACTGGCCAGCACCCCGTGAAGCGTGGGCGCAGGCCATAGACCAGATGCTGGCCGCGCGCGATGCCGGCCGGCTGGAGCTGCCCATGAAGGGCCACGGTTATCTGTACGCCATCGTGGCTGGCATGGCCGACAAGAACGAGGCCGCGGCCGAGGCCCGGCGTGAGCAGGACCGGCGCCAAGCGGCGCAGGCCCGCGCCGGCCAGCGCGGCATGAAGCGCGCGGCCGATGCACTACCCGTGCCCCGGCCCAGCGGTCCCGCGCCCGCGCCCGGCACATCACCCACGGTACGTGCCATGCGCGCGGAGCTGGCGGCCAAGAAGCGCGCCGCCAAGCAAGACGGAGACGCGTCATGACCCAACCCGCCTACATGGTGCTGGACTACGGCACCTGCAGCGCGCAAGAGCGCGTGACGCACATGCTCGCGGTGCGTGGGGCCAGCAAGCGCATGCTGGCGCCCGCGCTGGAGCACGACGAAACCGTGGGCACGCTGCTGGATGCGTGTATGTCCATCTACCTGAGCCTGGTGGACATGAACCCGGGCGTGGCGCCGGTGGCCCGCATGTGCCTGGACGGCGCCGCGCGCCACCTGGACAACGCCGCCGATGCCGGCCTGCAAACCATGCGGCTGCTCAACACCCTCAAAACCAACCCCAACGGAGAACGCAATGTCTGACATGGAAACCATACAAAGCCAGGCTCGCCTGCTGAGCGACGCACGCGATCGGCTCACCGGCGTGATGCAGGCCATGCAACGCGACGTGGAGCGCATCCGCACGCAGTACCTGGGCGAGATCCGGCAGGCCGCGCGCAGCGTGGCCGCAGAACACAACAAGCTGGCGTCGCTCATAGAAGCCAACCCCCGGCTCTTTGCCACCCCACGCACGCAGGTGGTCAACGGCCTCAAGTTTGGCCTACAAAAGAAAAAGGGCCGCATGACCTGGGACGCCGACGACGAAGTGGTGGGCCGCATCCAGCGGCTCATCGATGCCGGCGAGCTGGAGCGCGCCCAGGAGGATGTGCTCATTGCCTACCGCGCCCGCCCCGTGGCCGCCGGCCTCGAGCAGCTGGACGCGCGCACGCTCAAGCGCCTGGGCGTAACCGTGGTGGACGCCACCGACCAGGTCCTGATCAAGAGCGTGGACAGCGAGGTGGAGAAGGCGGTGAACGCCATCATCAAGGAAGTCACCGAGCGGGAAGAAGTGGAGGCGGCCTGATGGAACACGAAGCACATCTGGAACAACTGGCGCAGACCTTGCACGCTGCTTACGTGCGGCGGCTGACGACCGGTGATGCATCCGTCATGTCGATGTTCAGGCCGTGGGCCGAGCTGCCGCCACGCGTGCACGAGGCATGGGTTGACGTGGCCCGGCTGGCGGTCGACGGCGGTCCGATGGACGCGGGCGAGGCCTATCGGGAGTGCGTGCTATGAAAGCAAAACTGCAATTCAACACACGTGGTGCCTGGCGCGACGTCTGCGAGTTTGACGAAAGCAGCGATTTGCGTCTGGCGCAGATCAAGCAAGCGGCTGAGTTGATCGTGGCTGTTTCCAATCCGCAACCCAAAGTTCGGCTCACGCGGGACGGCACTCCCGCCTGGATGTACATAGATCAGGCAACCGGGAAATGGAAGCTGTTCGACCAATGACCTACCACGCACAGTCGGCCACTTTGGGGTGCGTCAGGCCGATGGCGCAAGCGTACCGTGCGCCGGCAATTCTTCCTTGCCACAACGGGCGCAGCGCGCGGGGTTCAACGTGCGCGGGCACAGCCGCCCGCCTGCGTTTCTCCTGGGTCGGTCTCCTCCGCCGGAACCGGTGCGCGCCGGTTTTGCCGGGTGTCCGATATCACCCGGCACTTTCTCAGGTTGATCCAACGTAGAGGGCGTGGAAATGGGCAAAAGCAGCGTGACAAACACACATGGCGGCAGCGACGGCCGCGCGTCTGCGATTTGTCACGGTTTGGCACGGGGTAGCGTGCGCGATCGGGTCCCGGTGGCTATGTCCGGTGGGGTGCGCCCTAAAAAACGCACAGCGCGCCGCAAATCGGCGCCTCCGGAAATACTGGAACTGATCCACAGCATGTCGGTCCGTGATGCGGCCGCAACGCTGGGCCTGTCATCCGGCACGATTCAGCGCATTCGCCGCGGCTACTGGCCACGTGATGACCGCAGCCTGATGCGTGCCTGGGCGCGCTACCAGGGACACATTGCCGCACCCGGTTCCGCCTGGTTCATGCGGCGTGTCTATGGCGGCGGCACGGTGCGTCACGCAGGCCGGCGCTGGGTGGCGGCTGGGCTGGCGGCGCATGTGCTCCGGCAGGTCAACGTGGCGCGCACTCAAGACGGGCACGCGCTGCTGGCGCAGACGATCACGTGCCCCGTGGAGCGGTTCGTGCTGGAGCCCATGCCATGACAAACCACATTGCCGCCATCCACGCGCTTGCGGGCAAGCTGGAAATCACCGGCGACGACTACCGCGCGCTGCTGGTGCAGCTCACAGGCGTTGACAGCTGCAAGAAGATGACCCAGCCGCAGCGTCGCGATGTGCGTGAGCACCTGCAGGGTCTGGCCCGCCGCTATGGCGTGGATGCCAAACAGGCGCGTGCGCGGCCGCTGAGCGCTGCGGAATTCGAGAAACGGCGCCGCGCCGCCTCTCCGCAAGAGCGAAAGGTGTGGGCCATGTGGCACCAGTTGCACCGTGCCGGCGTGGTGCGGGATCCGAGTGCGCGTGCGCTGAGTGCCTTCGTGCGCCGCCAGACCGGCAGCGACATCCCGCGCTGGCAGAGCGATCCCAAAGCCATGCACGCTGTGATCGAGGCGCTGAAAGACTGGAAACAGCGGGAGGGTTTGCAATGACGCAGCGCTACATGTCCGCAGCCGAGGCGGCCGTGCTGCAAGCCACGCTGCCGGCCGCGCTCACAGCAGACATGCAGGACATGGCGCTGTGCCTGTACGAGGCGCTGGTGCTGCAGGACGAGCGCGCAGGATCCAGCGCGCCCGCCGACGCATGGCTGGAGCAGCTGCAACAATGGAGCATCCAGGTGCGCGCGCAACTGCAGCACCTCATGGACGAGCGCGGCGGGCAAAGCGTGTACCTGGCCAAGGGCGTTGCCGTGCACGCATCCGAGCGCGACCGCGAGCTGTGCGCCCGCTTCCGCGGCAACAACTACCGGGAGCTGGCTCTCGAATACGATCTCACCGAGATGCGCGTGCGCCAGATCGTTGCCGCCTGGGCGCGTGCTCGCTTTGCGCAGCAGCAAGGCAATCTGGAGCTGGAATAGTTGCCCGGATCATTTATTAAAGCGGTTTAGTCCGCTGATCTGCGCCCCGGTCGGCACATTACGGGGCATGCCACCGCAAACCGCTGCTCCCATTGCGCCCGCTGCTGCGCCAGCCGCGCCTGCCACACCATCCGCCACGGGCGAATTGCCCGGCGGCATAGAGATCTTCCGCGCCGGCACCCACCGGGACGACATGGGGCGCACCCACACCTTTGGCGCGGAAGCCCTGGCCGAAATGGCGGCCAGCTACAACCGCGCACTGCGCGAGGCGCCGCTCACCGTTGGGCATCCGAAAGACAACCTGCCGGCCTACGGCTGGGTGGGGCGCGTGTACGTGAACGAGGCCGGCAACCTGGCCATTGACCCGGTGCAAGTGGATCCCGCATTTGCGGAAATGGTGCGTGCCGGCCGCTTCAAGAAGCGCAGCGCCAGTTTCTACCCGCCCAACGCGCCGCACAACCCCACGCCCGGCAAATGGTACCTGCGGCACGTGGGTTTCCTGGGTGCGCAGCCGCCGGCCGTACCTGGACTCGCCGACATCGAATTCAGCGCGGATGACACGGCCCAGGCCGTGAGCTTTGCCGCCGACATATCCCAACCGGCACCCGGTGTGGTGCCACCCCCAAAGGAGCCCACCATGAGTGATGCCGACAAGACCGAGCTGGAGCGGCTGCGCGCCCAGAACCAGCAACTGCAGACCGAGAAGGATGCTGCCGAACAGGCTGCTGCCGCTGCCAAGGCCAAGGCCGACGAAGCAACGGCCCAGGCGCAAAGCTACGCCGAGCAGGCCGCCGCCGACCGGCGTGCCAGCTTCGTCAGCTTTGCGGATGCGGAGATCAAGGCCGGGCGCCTGATGCCCAAAGACAAGCAGCTCGCCGTGGCCACGCTGGAAGCTCTGGCCACTACCGAGGCGCCCGTCAGTTTCTCCGAGGGCGGCACCACCACCGAGATCACCGCCATGCAGATGTGCGCCTGGCTGCAGGGCCAGATGAGCAGCCGCGCGCCCGTGATCCAGTTTGGCGAGATCGCCGGCGGTGCTGGCACGCCCAGTTTTGACGCGCGTGGCAAGACCGACGCCGAGATCGATGCCGCGGCGCGCGCGTACCAGCGCGAGCACCCGGAAGTGAACTACTCCGAGGCCCTGGTCAAGGTGACCAGTTTCACCGACTGAGCATCCGCGCAGCCGCCCACAACCGCAACTCTTTCACACATAGGAGCAATCCGACATGACTCCCAAGGACGTACGCCTGGCCAACCCGATACTGGGCAACATGATGCTGGCCGCCATGGGCCAGGGCACACAGTTTGCGGCGCCATCGCTGTTTCCGCGCCTGCCCACCAGCCTGCGCGGCTTCCAGCTCACGCAAATGGGCGACGAAGCCACGCGCATCTACAACACCCGGCGTGCGCCGGGTGCGGCCACCAAGCAGGTGACCATCAGCTGGCAGGGCCAGAACTACACCGTGGACCAACACGCCATTGACGTGCCCATCCCGCGCGAGCTCATCCAGGAGCAGGACGAAGCCCGGCGCTTGAATGTGGGCGCAAACATCGGCATCAGCCAGGTGGCGATCAACACGGCCCGCGCCATCCTGGACCTGAGCTACGAGATCGAGGCGGCCGAGCTGGCCAGCGACCCGGCGGCGTACGGCACCAGCCACAAGAAGCTGACGAACGGCACCGGTCTGAAGCACTGGAACGACCCGGCCGGCACGCCAGTGACCGACATCCGCAACGCCATAGAAGTGGTGCGCGGCAAGGTGGGCCGCCGGCCCAACACGCTGACCATAGGCGCCACCGTGCTGCCGGCGCTGACCACCAACAAGGAAGTGGCCACCTACCTGTCCAGCACACAAACGGGGCCGGCCACGCTGGAGCAGCTCAAGACCATTCTGGGCGTGCCCAACATCGTTGTGGGCGATGCGATCTGGACGGCCGAGAACGGCACCGTCACGGACGTGTGGGCCGACGACGCCATCCTGGCCTACGTACCCAACATTGGCCCCGAGGGCCAGGGCTTGAGCCTGGGCGAGCCTGCCTTTGGCTTCACCTCCTGGATGGAGGGACACCCCTTTGTTGAGACGCCTTACTACGACCGTGGAACCAAGAGCTGGATCTACGGCGCGACGTTTGAGCGCAAGCCCACCCTGGTGCGCGCCAGCGCCGGCTTCCTCTTCGAGGCCGTGCTGACGGGCTCCTGATCACACAACCTGTAGCGCGAAGCCCCGCCCCGGCACAAGCCGGGGGCACATGGGGCCAACGAACAGATCCCCGCAAAATCCTGAAGGAGCAAACCCATGCCCAGCCAAGAAAACACCGGCCGCCAGTTTGACAAGCGCCATGCGGTCACCCAGGTGGCGCAGGCCGATATTGCGGCCTACCGCTTTGTGACCTACAGCGGCAAGCACGCCGCCGACGAGGTGCCCAACAGCCCGGAAGACACCGTGCAAGGCGTGTCCGAGTATGCCGTGGCTGCGAACGAGCCACTGTCCGTTGTCACCGAATACAGCTACCTGGTCGAGGCCGGCGAGGCCATTGATTTTGGCGCGTATGTCAAGCCGGGCGCCGACGGCAAGGCCATGGCTGGCGACGTGGATACCCACTGCGGGCGTGCCCTGGGCGCTGCAATCGAAGCCGGCGCGCTGATCGAGGTGCAGATCCTGCCGCACGTCTACGCCGC